AACATTACCGGTGCCGCCAGTTGGAATAACATTACCGGTGCCGCCAGTTCCGCCTTGGCTTTGACCGGCCGCTTCTTCGCCCGGAAGGCCGGCGCCCGTTCCATAAGACGAAGGCGGGGGCGTATACACTTCATCTGGCATGGTTTCTACAAAATCAATATCCCACCCAGGCTCCATTCCAGACCAAGCGGCGGAATCATCTGCCATGCCAGACCATGCGGTATATTCATCATCCATAACGACCTCTTTGCGTCAAATCTTCCGTATCTGCATACGGAGTCAGGATTTGTTCAAACGGAACATAATCCGGTAGTTCAGCCACTTTATATTGCGGCTGTTGCTGCTGCTGCTGTTGCGGTGCGCCAAGCATTCCCAAAGCCGCCAAAAAGGTAAGTAAGTCTACCCCTTGTGGAGCCGCAACGGAAGGAATAACTGGCGCTGTAGGCGAGGGTTGCTGACCTGTGCCAGATGGTTGCTGCCCCGCTCCAGAGGGAGGGGATATAGGCGTTCCGCCAGACGGAATTCCTCCAGCACCTCCACCCGGAATCGTGGGCCAACCTAAATCCAAAGACTCTGGAATTTGAGGCTCTTGATAGACCTCATCTGGCATAGTCTCCACAAACTCTGGCTCTTGCGGGATATCTTCAGGCCATATGTCCTGTGGGGTGCCAATTGGTTCCTGATATACCTCATCAGGCATTGTTTCTACAAAGTCAGGCGGAATGTCATAAGCATTAACCGCTTGATAGTCCGGGGACAAAATGGCCGATAACAAATCGTCCATGGTTTCATACTGCCGTTCACCCGGAGTAAACGTTAAATCAGGTGCGCCGGTATCTTCTGCCGGTTGAATGTCGACTCGTTCTGCAACCGGAACGTCTGGCGCTGCTGGCGGCTCTGGGGGTTCAGCAGGAGGGCTGAAGAAATCTGGGTAAACCTCTTCCCGTTTGATTACCGGCTCGCCGATATCTACAGGCTCCGGCGTTTCCGTAACATCCGGGGTGAATGTTATGGGCGGGATAGGCGGCTCTCCGATATCTACAGGCTCTGGAGTTTCCGTAACATCTGGCGTGAATGTAATTGGCGGAGGCTGCAAAAGTTTTGCATTTTCCTCCATGATGCGTTGCGCTTCGCGCTTCGCTTCTTCGTATTTCCGCTGGTTTTCTGCGTGGAAAGCAGCGAAATCAAACGTATCGCCTTCATCCACCGTTTCTGGTGCAACCGACGTAGGTTCTGGAGGAGTTTCTTGTGCAGCCTCTTCCTCTAACAAGCGAGCATTTGCCTCACGAATGCGCTGCTGTTCTAGTAACGATTCTTGATATTGTTTTTCGTATTCTGCTCTACGGGCTGCTTCTGCTTGTTTAAGCTCGCTTATAGATTGCTCAATACTGGATTTGCGTTCAGTGGCATAGTCTTTGATTTGTTGTTGAGCTTCTGATTCGGTATATCCAGTCAAAAACTTATTAAGCTCGCTTTCAGTCGGTGTATATCCAGCAGATTCAAATGCTTGTCTTGCTTCGTCGGCGCTTACCGTTTGATCGTCAATTAAGTTGATGGCATCCCCGGCAATATCTTTTGCCAGATCTTGGCCAACATTAATTGATGAACTTAGGAACTCATCCACCAAATTATTTAAAGACGCAACCTGATCATTTCGATCTTCAAATAAATCATTAAGACTGGTAGTTTTTTGATTGATTAAATTATAAAGTCCGTTGACCCCGTTTGCACTTTGATTTGCTTTCTCTCGCAGTTCATTTGCGTAACTGACTTCTGTATCAAAGTTTTGTTTACGAGCCTTGTATAAAGATTCACTAAAATCGATTCGGTTTTTTGCGGCTAGAGCTTGTTCGTAAGCTGATTGATCGCCAGCCTCATATGCCGCTTTATAATCATTAAATATAATTATGTCTGAATTTAAACCATCGCGGGCATTAAGAACTTCTTGTTTATATTGATTGGCTCGATATAAAGCACTGTTAGCCCATCTATCATATAAACGATATTCGCTAAGCTGATTGTAAGCTTGGTCTTCTAACTCTTTAATTTCAGCAGTTTGGTTTTCGATGCTGCTAATCGTATTCTTTAAACCGTTAGTAGCCCCGCCAATCGCCGCAGACAATCCAGTATTGGCAATAGCTCCGCCAACAGCGGTGGCTATATCTTGGCCGCGCAGCAGTGCGCTGGTGGCTGCTTTAATGGCGCTGTCGTATATACGGCCATCGATCTGAGATGGGTCGATTCCTAGTTCTTCGCGGATGCCGATGCCTACCTTGGAAGATACTGCCCCAGTAATGGTGGCTTCCAATATCTTGTCAAAGCTTGCGCCTTTGGCTGCTGCCATAAAGGCTGGCCCAGAAGCGCCGGTAATCAACTCTTTAATGACATCTTGCTTGGCATCAAAGTACAGATCACCAAGATCCAGTCCTGCAGTGGGGTCTTCTAGTAGACCTGATATACCTTCTCCGACCAAGCCGCTTATCTGCCCGCCTACATAGCTGGTGCCAACACTAATTAACATATCCTCAAGATCGCCACCCTGCATAGCAGTTCTAACGGCGGCGGTTACTTGGGGCGGCACGCCAACGGAAGTTAAAGCAATCGTGGCGATTGTCGGAAGAGGATCGTTTAATACGTTAGTAACGACGTTACCGATTGTTGATAAAGCTTTATCAAAGAAATCGGCGATACCTCCACCAATATCTTCAAATAAATCTACCGCTCCGTGATAAAGGTCTTCAGCCCTATCCGAAACCCATCCTAAAGGATCGTCCCAAAAACTCATGTTTATTGAACCTCCTCAATATTTCTAAATCCAGCGGCTTGCATGGCCTGGATAAACTCTTTCTTGAGGGCTGGCAATTCTTCTGGGGAGTCTGCGGTAAAGATGGTGTATCTTGCGCCAGAGTCAGGCAATAGTTCAATCCAACACAAAGTATCTTTGTGTCTTAACACTCGATACTTATTGGATTTAACGCTCTGGTAAATGACAGAATAAAGCCGCTTCCAGTCAGCTTTACTGGCTTTAATCTTAGGATCGTTTTGGATAATCTCTTGGGTGGTTTTCATGCTGTCAAATCCCAGAATGAAAGCGACCCCACCGCATCCCCTGTGGTGGCTCCAGAGACAGTTCTGATTGCTACCGTATAGATATCACTGGTCCCGGCAATCGTAGCGCCAAGCTGTAAGTCCCAGTTGTATCCAGTAATTGCGCTGGTTATCCCAACACCACCAGCAGTGGATGACGTTACATAGTCTGTTTGAACTATTGACCCGCCTGTAGTGGCGGTTGCCGATACGTCATATTCAACATTTGAATCTGTGGGAACGGCGACCCATGAAGCACCGGTCAGCGTAGGATTCTTGACCAATGCCACTTCATAGTTTTGGCTAGTAGTTGGCAATATTTGAACTCTGTTAGGTAGAACCACAGCACCTGTTCGCCCAGACGCTAATCTTATAGACACTAACGGTAAAAACGTAGTGCCTATGGTTGTTAAAATTGTAGTGCGACGCGCTACATGATCTACAGATATTTGCTCAAAACCACCCTCTGAAACCACTGAACAACAAATTGATTTCATCGAAGCAGCCACCGCCGAAGTGGCAGTAACGATCTCATAACGCACCGGCAGGATCGCCGTCGTCATATAGACGTTGGCAATGTCATTAGCGTTATTAAATGTGTGGCAAACGATGTATTCACCATTAATAATGAATCCACACCTAACTGATCCAACGCCAAGCCATTCAAAGTCCATCCATAAAATCTGGGCTTTTGTTGGATCAAGTGTATATCCTGATGCTCCAGTCCCATCTAGTTTGTCGCCATTCCAGCTACTTTGATTGACTGTTCTTGCATCAGAAACACTACCAGTGACATACGAACGCAAAACAAAAGAAAACGTCCCATTGATTCGCTGGAAGAACACCCCGTTCTGATCGTTGTAGTACCCTACCCTTTGGGTTAGGTTTAAACTTTGGCTGCTATCCATTACAAAGGTAGCAAGCACTAACAAACCTTTGCCGGGCTGGTACGGAAACGAACGGTAAGACTGCCGGATAACAGACCCTACCCCGGCACCGGTAACCTCCATTTTGATCGCAGCTTCATTGCTTAGGAATGAAGTCGTTCCGGTGCCAGTCGTGGAAACGTTGAACTGATTGTCAGCAGCGTAACGGTTTTGACTGTCGAATAACGTATACGGCGAGCTTGAACGTATCCGCCCAAACGCATCGTAATTAGTGGGTGGCAGTTCTACCGGTAATGTGCTGGTGTTAGCCATAAGCTTTGCAATGAACCCGTCAATTCGGTTGAAGTACAAACGTAGGATGTTGGTGTACTGATCCTGAAACCGTTGATCCCATACTAAAGGTGTCGTCGGAAGACTGGGTGCTGCAATCTTATCTATTTGGTAATCGGTAGTAACGATTAGCGACATTACTAGCCCCCTGATACGCCGGAGCCAGATGCCTTGCCGTCTGCCTGTATATCAAGCCTGGTTGCCCCTAGTTGCCACGTAGTCCCAACCGTAGATGATTCAAACTTTAACGCCATCTGTCTTGCCCGTAAACGAACATACACCTGGCCGGTAAATGTCTCAATCGGTACGACAGCGGTTCTGGTAACCGCACTCAAATTATCCCCGCCCACAGACGCCGGATCAGTGTATCCAGAGCCTGAGTTTTTAAGCGGATACAGCGTTAAAGTGCCGGTCGGGCTGTTGGCAGACGAGCCACGGAATGTAATGTCAGGCAATACCCGTCTGACGAAGAAGAACTTGTCACCATCTTCTATGTCAAATTCAGCAGACGTAATCGATGCCGTGATCGGCAAAGTTTCATCTGTTTCGTTATCGTCTACACCATACTCATGGTAAACAAGATTGTTGTTGTATGTAGCCGCAACTGGGTAATCTAGTAAACCAGAGTCCAGCCATGCCGTTCTACCGAGATTGCCGTAATACCAAATGCGCTCGGCATAGTTATAAATTACATACCGATCAAGCTCTGTAGAGTCGTTGGAACAATAGAACCACCAGACTTCATTAAATCCTTCGTTGGTTCCTGCAACCACTTGACCTAATTGGTCGTGGTTTATGTCACTGAAAATATACTGGCGTAGGTCACAGATTAGCGTATCAGTGCGGCCAGAATATACATAGAACTTATCTTGGCCCATCCAGTACGCAATACCGTTTGCATAGGCAACACAGTTTTGGCTAACGATACTAGTGTTCTCGCCAACTAGCTGAGCACCCCATCCTTCTTGACCGCCAAGATACTGAAGCGAATAGACAGCGGCATCCGTCCAAACCAGCACCTCTTGACGAGCCTGAACAGCGGTAACTATTTCTGACCCGCGCGATAACGGCAGACTACCAGCCTGAGTGGTTGCTGATGGCGTCCAGTTCGTAAAATCTTCACCATCAGACCAACGAATTAACATCGGGTCTATATCGGAACTGCCATAGTCATTGCAGCCCATGGCAAACAAAAACCGATTAATGTCAGACAACAATATCAGATTAGATATAGTTGGTACGTCTGACGCACCTGATAATGACGAAAGCAATACGCCTCTGGTCGCCAGGCTAGAACCGTCCCAGTAATAAATACCACCGCCACGTTCAGCAAATATTAATTCGCTTTGAACGGTGGCAGCAGGAGCGGCAACGTTTACTTGTGACCACAGACGGAAAGAAGTATTAACGCTACCTACACCCCAGCCACCTAATCCCCAGCCACCAATTCCCCACCCGGATGTAGCCACAACACTGGAACTTCCAACAGCGATTTCATATTGAACATCACAACTTACCGCCGGAGTCCCGCTAGACGTAGCCGTTGTAGGCGAAACGATAGTGTAGCTATTCGCATCTATGACGGTAACTTGAAAGTTACCTTGCAAACTAGCTGCTGGTATGCCGTTTACTGCACCAGAAACATTGGTGATTGTTACAAAATCCCCAGTGTTGCATCCATGTGCCGTATCGTTAACGGTAACTGTCGTGGTGCCATTGGTAGTAAATGCATTCGACAGACTAATGACTCCGGTGCGATAAGGAGTAATGTCGTAATACTGCCCGCCGGTAGACAAATAAAATTTTAGGCTT